CCTGGGGGCATCCCATCCTTCTGTCAGGACACCAACGTTACAAAGCGCATGAATCTTGCCAGACTCAAAGTCAGCAAGCGTTTGACTACGTTCTTTGTTGGGTGTCTCCCCGGTAATAACAGCAGAGCTAATACCATACTGCTTTAGATACTGTGTCATCTTCTCAGCGTGTAAGACTGATACACAAAAGAATACTGTTGCTGTTCTGCCTTTAGTGTAAGCGTTATCAATCCAATCACTTACAACTTCTATTATGGTTTCATCTACCATAGCCACTTCTTCTAGTTCTTTCTCCCTGAAGTCTCCATTCTTAAACTTCAAGCTGACAGATCCAGCATCAATAATAGCCTTGTCGTTCACAGCATAGGCAGAGAGCCTACATAAATAGCCCTCTCTGATCAATTCTGGGATAGATACACTGTAGGCTAGACCTCTGAAGAAATGATCCTTACGCTTGCCGTATATGTATCCTTGACCCATTCTGTATGGCGTTGCAGTACAACCCATAACTTTCATGTCTCCACGATCAGATAACTCAGCAATAATCTTTTGATACCTGGTGTGTGATGTAGGCGGTACGTTGTGTGCCTCATCTATAATCATGTAGTCAAACTTGCCAACCTTGGCTAGTCTTTTGGGTGAAGCCAATGTATCTCTACTAGCTATCAATATCTGTGCATCATGCTCAAAACGTTTCATTCCAGCTGCTAACACTCCCACCGGGGCATCAGGCCATACAGACTTAAGTTTTTTCTCTGCTTGGTCTACTAGCTCTTTTCTGTGTGCAAGAACAACAAACCTAGCTCCAGAATCTTTAGCCAACACTTCTTTAATGAAGTGAGAGAAGATAATCGTCTTCCCAGCTGCGGTGGGTAATGCAATTAAAGCATGTTCGTTGGCTGGTTTGGTTTCAAACCAATGGTGTAGGGAGTTGATTGCATCCCTTTGGTAGTATCTTAATTGCATTAATGTATAGATCCATTCTGCACTTCATAGAAGTCAAACATCCTTTCTACTATGTCTGGATCTATCTCACCGCTTTCTAGCTTTGTAAGTAGTATCCCGGATATAGTACTCAAAGCATCCTGTGTATTGAATGAATGTTTGAAGACTAACTCAAGGGCAAACTGCAATAGAACCACGAGCATGGTTTGTATATCCAGATCAAGTGATTCCCACTTCTCTATGTTTTTATTTAGATCCAACATAACTTGGTCTAATGTTTCTTTGTCAAATTGATTTTCCATGTATTAAACTATATCTTATATGAGGCGAGAAGTAGCTAAAGTATTACTCAGGTCTTTGAGAGCATTAGCTACTGCTCGGTATTTCATCACAAAGTCCCTCTCTCTCCTGACCTGTATACGCAACTCTGCGATGAAATTCTTTTACTTGTCCCAATCAAACCCATCATCGTCATCGTCATCAGTAGATGCGACAGCTTCGACAGGTGCTTCCGGGACAGGTGCTGCTTCTTGAGGTGCTGGTGTAGGCGCACCCTTGTCATTGAACTTAGCGATAACGTTCTTGTCATCCCACTTAGTACCGTCACCTTTATCTCCACCAACCTCTACTTTGAGGGTGGCATCAAAAGGAACGTTCATCATTGACTCAAGAGCTTCAAGGTTAAAGTTCTCTACATCAGGATCCAAGCCCATAGCTTTTCTCCAATTACGTATCTTGCTTTTAGATACGTTCAAGCCATTACCTTCAAGCATAAAGTTTTCCCAAACTTTTCTGCCAGCATACTGAGGACCTACAACTTCAAAAGTTATATTGATCATCTTATGGTTGTTGGCCTTACTCTTCTTAGATTCCCAAGTTGTACCAACCATTTCATAATCACCGGCTGGCATGGGACCTATTGAACTTACATCAAGTTCTTCTACATCAGTTAAATTAATTTCAAAATCACTCATTTTTTTACTCCTGTTTTAGATTTTAAAGATTCTTTCAAAGCAGTCATGAAAGCACTCCACTCTAGTTCTAAAGGGGTACTCCCCAAATCAACTCTAGACTTAGCGTCAAACGAGGCTGCATATTTATGAAACAACTTACGCTTGCCGTAAGACACACCTCTCGTTGTTTCTTTAAAGCCCTGTCCACTTGTACGAGTTGTTACTTCGTAGTTTGCAAACAGATTAAAATCCACCCATTCTTTTATCATTGCTGATACCTTCTTGTGTAGATTCAATTCCCAACGATCATAAGGTTCTCTCTCAGGATCGTTAAAAGTTCTTATGGATACATGCGATAACAAGATGACATTCATCTTTCTTTTCGCTCCCAGGTCATCGAACATATGTAGCAATGCACGGTATAGTTCAGATGCTTCTGTGTATCCTTTACCAAAACCTAGAGCTTCAATTGATTTGACTGAATGATTCTGACACACCTTTTGATGTATCAGTTTCTCAGCCCAATCTGTGGTATCAAAGACTAGGGTCTTGTAATCGTGTTCTTCATGCAACAATGTATTAACTTGTTTCAATACGTCATCGTATGTTTGACACAAAGGAAAAGATGGTACGTCAATAAAGTTTGTTCCATCCTCTGTCTTAATAAATATTGGTCTGGGTGCTTGTGAAGCAAAGGTACTTTTACCTATGCCGTTAGTCCCGGACACATTGATCTTTAATGTAGGCACTTTAATTCCTGTCTCTACTGTATCTAATAAACTCATTTCTTATCTCCCTTCAATGGATCTATAAAAGATATGTAAGGTCTTTCATTGATCTTGGTTTGTAATCCCTCTTGTATCTTGTCGAATACATCTTGATTGTCTTCTGCAATCTTTTTAGACATGGCCGTGTCTTCAACGAACTGTGTCTTGAATGGGAATAGATTCTTGGGGATGTCTTTCTTAACTTTAGATAGGAACTCTTGGTCCCAGGATCTAGTGATCTTGTATTGCAACCTGATGTCCAATGGAATTAAATTATCCAAAGGGACTCTGGTAGATCCACCGGTATTAGAAAGTTTCTTAATATGCTTTTGTATCTCAGGACGAGAAGCAATTTCGTTGTCTAGCTCTGCACTAGCTTTTTTCAGATCAGCTTGCATTGTTAAATTCTTTTTCTTTTCTTTTAACAAATCTGCAAGGCAGAGTTCACTTATATTTTTCTTTTTCATTATCAGTCTCCAAACTTTTAATACCCTTATCTTAGTCACATAAAATTCTATGTCAAGTAAATACTTTACATTTAGTAAATAAGGATTTATAGTTGCAATCAGACACGTTCCTTAAATTCACACCGTCACCCCGTGAGCGAGGGAGCGTGTCGCCAGATTAAGAATAGGAGAGACATGAATTTAAAAAACTACATTGAGAAGAGGGGCGAAGAAACTCTAGCCAAGGAACTTGGTGTATCAGTAGATACAATAAGATCCTGGAGATACGGCAGTAGACAACCTTCAGTAAACCAAGCAAAGAAAATTATCAAGTTAACCGGGCATGCCTTAGATTGGGAAGGCATATACGGACCAGTAGAGGGATAACATGTCTCTCGATTTACAATTCAATCTTGTTGGAGACGAGATCGATGATAAGTCACGCAAAGATATGTTGGTTTCATATTATGAAAACAACTTTCATCTCATACCTTGTGGCTCACGCGAAGACGTAATACCAGATTACTTCAAAGCAAGACATCCTAATGAAGAAGAAGATGTCTTAATCAAGCGTTGGTCAAAGACACCAAGAGTCAAATGGTCTGACTACATCACCAACCAGCCAAGTAAAAAAGATATAGGCAATTGGTACAAACAGTTTCCCAAATGTAATTGGGCGGTGGTAACCGGTATCACCTTTGTTGTATTGGATGCAGACTCACAAGAGGCTTGTGACTTCGTAGAGTCAGGTGAGATCACAAGAACTACACTCAAACAAAAGACTCCTCGCGGTGGCTATCATTACTTCTACGCAATCAATCCCAACCTTACTATACGAAACACAACAGGCAGACTAGATATCAGAGGAGAGGGTGGCTATGTCATGGTCAGTCCTTCTAATAAGTATATGTTTGAAACTGTCGATGATGTGATCATTGATTCAATGGATGATCTACCTGTACTCAACAGTCAGGATATGAATGTTATCTATGACTTCAACAACGATGGCAAGATCAGTCTAGATAACAAGACACCTCTATCATTAGATGGTGTGCAATCTGGAATGCGTAACGATACATTGGCAAGGTTGGTAGGCAAATGGATTCTAGAAGGTTGGGGCATGCGAGAAGTTCTGATCAAAGCATTAGATTGGAATCAAACGAACACTCCACCTATGAGTGTGCAAGAGGTATTACATACCACCAATAGTATTTGTACAGGCCATCTCAAAAGAAACCAAGAAGATACAGACGTTGGCATATTGAAATGGAATACAAGCCAATGGCAGATACCGTTAGCAGATGAACTCAAAGAGATCATGGATCAAGAAGATCCAATTGACCAACAAAAGAGTCAGGACATAGTTGAAAGAGATCCATTAGGCTTGAAGTCTTTCAATGATCCGTTCTGGGATACAATGGATTCAAGTCGCATCGAACAGTTTTGGGGAGATGCATTTGTATTTGAACAATCAAGAGTCTTATTACTAGGTAAACCTAAGATAGGTAAGTCACATTGGCTAGGGGCATTCGCTGCTTCTGCCACGACAGGCACAGAGTTTATGGGGACACAGTTCTCTAGACCTCTAAAGGTTATGTGGCTACAGGCAGAGATCATTCATGAGTTCTTAAAGAAAAGAATAGAGATGTATTACAAACCTTTTCATCATGACCCGGAGCTATACAACTTGGGTAAATCAAACCTGATAGCATCTGGCAGACTCAGAAAGAACATCATGAGAGATGGCGACATGGATGCGATAGCTGAGAGTATTGAGTATCATAAGCCTGACTTGGTTATGATTGATCCTATTATTAACTTCTTTAGTGGTGAAGAGAACTCTAACTCAGAGATCCATGAGATGTTATCTAGGATAGATAAGTTGATAGAACTATTCAAAGTAGCAGTGATCATTGCTCACCACACAGGTAAGGAAAGGGCAGACGATCTGTCGTTCATGTCTGCTCGTGGTGGTAGTGCCTTTGCTGGTTGGATGGACTCAGGTATCAAGCTGTCAGGTACAAAGCCTAACGTCTCATTGTTTTATGAGGCAAGAAACGCAAGAGAGCCTGATCAACATCTAGCTTACTTTGACTTTGAGCGTGGCTTCTTTAGAACTGTGGATGCACAAGACAGTCCTGATGAAGTAGAGATAGCTAGAGTGATAGCTGGAGCAATGAGTTCGTATAAGTTTTATACAAGACAAGAGCTAGAGTTATTGGCTCGAACTGCATTGAAAGAGAAAGACCTAGCTTCAGGAGAAAGAGCAGCAAGATACGGTGTATCACATGTTCAGAAGTATCTTGGAGATAAGGTGAAGACACATAACGTACCAGGCAAGAACACTTGGTATTACTTAGAAGATAATCAAATGGAGAAACCTTGGAGTAAACATGATTAAGATATTAGATGTGTGTTCTGGGATAGGAGGATTCAGCCTTGGACTAGAGGCTACAGGTGGTTTTGATACTGTAGCTTTTTGTGAGTATGATGAGTTCTGTCGTAAAGTATTAAATAAACACTGGCCTGATGTGCCAATATATAAAGACCTAAAGGAGATTGGAAATGAACCAACAAGACTTATTCAAGAATTCGACCTCATCTGTGGAGGAATCCCCTGTCAACCGTTCTCCCTCGCCGGGAAGCAAAAAGGCAAGGAAGATGACAGACACCTCTGGCCGTACATGTATGAAATTATTAAGCACAAAAAACCCACTTGGGTCATTGTCGAAAACGTTGGTGGCTTCGTCAACGTGGCACTCGACGATGTGTGTCTTGACTTGGAAACCGAAGGTTACGCCACGCAATCGTTTATTATTCCAGCTTGCGGTGTCGAAGCTCCCCACCGTAGAGAAAGAATCTGGATCCTCGGAAAAAATGTGGGCGACACCACAATCAATGGACGGACTAAGGATAAACCAAGTGAGGAAGAAGGAAGAGTTGTCGGACAAAGCGAAGAAGGGAGGGTGCTCGAATCTGAGGGAACAAGTGATAGAGGAGCCTCAGATGTGGATGACTCCAAGCGCAACGAACATATCGAAGAGATCAGAGGAGGGGATGGAGAAGAGAGAGAAGATGAGAAACGACAGGGGGAGGAAGACAGTACCTCCAGGATCTCTAGCGGAGCAAGTGGACTACGGGTATCCGATCAAGGACATGAAACAAGCAGAGATGTGGCCGACACCAAGAGCAACAGAGAGGATGGCTTATCACGAGAGTCCGAGTCCGAGCATGATCAAGGGGACACACGGCTGGAATCTGAACGCAGCGATAACAGACGCATCGAGCGAGGATCCACACAGGATGTGGCCAACACCAACGACAATGGACACGAAGGAGGACTCTCTCAAACACGCAACCAAGATGTTACAGGGCAAGACTCACAGATCATCAGGGCAACCGATACAAAAGACTCTGTCGGACAAGGTCATGATGGAGGAGATTCTCAACAACCCGGAGCTGATGGAGTTGTATCAGGATCATCAGATGACAGAGAGACCGCATCTTCCGGAGCAACAGGAGTTCGTGGCTTATCTGAGGAGTCAAACAACAATAAAGGAACTAGCAGAGAAGACGGACATCAAGAAGACAACGATAGAGCATTGGTTCAGGAAGGACAAAGCGGGGTTCAGTCATCCATCGATAGAGGATTGGGAAGCGATCAAGCCTCATCTAAAGGAACTGAAGTACGACAAGGAACTGACAACGATGGAGTCAATAGAGTGGAAGAATCAAAAGATGTGGCCGACTCCAACTCAGGACATGACAACGGAGAGAAAGAAGAAGTACGCACAAGGGGGCAAGCCTCTGACGATGGCAGTACAGGAGGAGCAACAGAAGATGTATCCAACACCGAGAGCATCGGAAGTGGCAGCGACAATAACAGTAGAAGCAGCACTCAACAGGATAGAGAAGACAGGGTACAAAGCGAATCTAGAAGAGAACGTAGCTCTGAGGGAACAGGAGAAGATGTTTCTAACGCCGGGGGCGAACGAGGACGCAGCGGGCAAACCGACAGGCAAGATGCAAAGGATGCTGGGGAACTCACCGGAAGTCAGGAACACAGGGAAGGGAACGCTGAATCCAGATTGGGTGGAATGGTTGATGGGATATCCTCCAGGTTGGACGGACATCACGGATTTGAAGTAGAACCCAACATCCCAAGGGTAGCGGAGAAGATCCCTGATCGAGTCAACAGACTCAAAGCATTGGGTAATTCAATCGTACCTCAGATCATTTATCACATAGGCATGGCTATATTAGAAGAGGAGAGAAAGAAAAATAAAAGTGTATAAAAAGTGTATAAATGAGTGCGTAACTTATGCAATAAAACGGCTGTGCAATGGCAAAAGGGCGAATTGCACATGCCCCTCTG